CCGATGACATAGCAATAGTCACAGGGGGTGTTTCTGCCCCCTTATGGCTTCCTGCTCTCAACGAGTGGGTAGCCCTAACTGTTGGGGTACTCTCAATCTGTTACCTCATCGCAAAACTCTGGCGCATATTTAGATAGGAGCTTGATTATGGTTGACCCCATCACAGCTGGTCTAGCTGGGATTGCGTTGGTCACCAAGGTCGCTGAACACATAAAGTCAGGCATCAATGCCTACAAGTCAGTAGCTGAACTCGGTAGCCAAATAGACGCATTATTTGAAGGGGAGAAGCAGTGCCAACAGGCACGTAACAAATCGGCCAACAAACAAAACGCCTTCAGTACAGAAAGCGTTGCTAAAGAAGTTATCGACCACAAGTTAGCGCAGGAAAAGCTGCGTGAGGTCGCAACAGCAATTGATATGCGTTTCGGTCACGGTACGTGGTCAAGCATCCTAGCTGAGCGTCAAAAGCGCATCAGAGAGGCTAAAGAGGCTGAGCGAATACGCATCAAGGAACGTCAGAAGCGCATTGCTGACATCCAAGAAACACTCACCATCATTGCAATTAGTGTTGCAGCTATCGGAGTCGTTTTAACGGCCCTTTTCTTTTTTAGCATGGCACGACTATAGGAAATACTGGAGATTATAAATTGATTGGAATGCTTATACAGGGCGTAATGGGCATTGCTGGCGAAGCTGTTGGTGGCTACATGGAAACCAAAAAAGCAAAGGCTAAGCAAAAGCTCGTCAAAATAGAGGCAGAAACAAGCCTCATGGAAAAACAAATTAAAGGCGAAATTGATTGGGATGTTGAAGCAGTTAAAGGTTCAAAAGATTCGTGGAAAGATGAGTACCTTACAATTTTGTTTAGTATTCCGCTTTTACTCTGTTTCTTGCCGTTTACTGTCGATTACGTAGAGCGTGGATTTGAAGCGCTAGCTATGACACCCGACTGGTACAAGTATACGTTAGGTGTGATTGTGTCAGCGTCGTTCGGTATTAAGGGTGCAACTAAGATGTTTGGAAAAAAGTAAATGGCAGCGTCACAACTAATTGATCAAATTATAAGACACGAAGGATTGGAGCTTAAGCCTTACAAATGCACGTCAAACAAACTAACAATAGGTGTTGGCCGAAATCTAGAGGATGTTGGCATAACAGAGGCAGAGGCAAAGTACCTTTTAATAAACGATCTCGCTCGTGTAAATTCACAAGTAGAACAGTTAATGCCGTGGTCAGCGCAGCTGAGTCCTGTGAGATACGACGCACTTCTGAACTTTGTGTTCAACGTAGGCATCGGAACAGCTCTGAAATTCGAAAACGCAATGGCAGCGCTAAAGGAATCAGATTTCGACACAGCAGCAGCAGAGTTGCTAGACAGCCGCTGGAGCACCCAAGTTGGCAAGCGCGCCGAAGAGCTTGCGGAGCAAATACGAACAGGTAAATACCAAGAATAACTTCAGACGCAATTTTTGTCATCCTATGCACTGGTCCAATTGTGGACCGGTGTTTTTTCACTTAAATACAAGGAGAACAAAATGTTATTAAGTGCGCTACTTGCTGAAGCAGGCATGAAGCTCTGGAGAGATAAGGAAGGGTGTAAAACCTTTCACAGTCAAGCAAGGAGGTGCATCAACTTTCTTAATGATCCAGAGATCAACGACATCGACACAGCTATGGTCGATAAGTTTATTGACAAGCTAGAAGAGCTTAAATCCCATCGGGGCAGACCTTTAGCGTCTCAAACAATCAATCACAATGTTAGTGTACTAAGCACGCTGCTAAGGTATGCAAAGCAGCGTGACTGGATCGACAAACTTCCTCACTTTTCACGCAAACGACCTGCGGGACACCGTGTGCGTTGGCTTTCACCTGATGAAGAGGTAAAAGTTTTTGCGGCTATGGACACTGCTGGGTATCTAATAGCAAGGAAACACAGGGAAGAAATGAAAGCAATCATCAAAATTCTCATAGATACAGGTATGAGACGAGGTGAGGTGCTTGGTCTTACTCGTGAGAACTTAGATGGTCAATGGGTGAGACTGTGGAAGACAAAGACTGGTCGAGCTAGGTCGGTACCGCTTACACCAGAGGCACGAGAGCTTCTGGAAAAGCATGTACCATTTGAAATCAAAGACCATCAAGTCCATAGATTTTGGGCGAAAGTGCGCGATGAAATAGGACTTAGCAAAGATGAGCAATTTGTCTTGCACTCACTTAGACACACAACAGCCACCCGAATGCTACGTAAAACAAAAAACATAGCTATGGTGCAGAGACTGTTAGGTCACACGAACATATCTACAACACTTAGATATGCTCATATTGATGACCAAGATCTGCTAGAGGCTGTTACTTCCTAATGACAAAAAAACAGTAAAATGCAGCTGGTTATGGCGCGCTCGAGAGGATTCGAACCCCTGACCCCTAGATTCGTAGTCTAGTGCTCTATCCAGCTGCAAATCACGAGGTTTCTTAACGGCTTCGCTTTTTGTCGTTAAGAGGACACAATGTGACCGTCTGATTACATTGTGTAAAGTTTTCAATGTAGTAGATTTTATATGGCTCGACCATGGGAGAGGTTGATGTCAAAAGTTAAAAAAATGCACTCAGCTTTTATGATCGCCTACGCAAAACTTGTGATTGGCGCGCATAAGCATAGAGTGCGTGCAGAGCAGAAGCCAATTACCAGATATTTCAATCACACTGATGGACGTTTTGTATTTTCCCGCATGATGCTGCTCTCTTATTTAAATGCACAACCTCACAAGTACACTATTACTCGTGTAGCTGAAACAATCGACATGAGCAGACAAGCAACGTCGCACATGATTCATGAATGTTTAGATGCCGAATATATAGTCAAGTGTGAAGATCGAGGTTACGTTGCAAGCGAAGAACTTTTTAACGCTTTTTTAGAATTTATGCCAATGCATGAGTCAATAGTTGAAGAGTCAGGCATCGTAGACTTTTATTTAGGTCTGCAAGCAACACGCAAAGTACGCTAAAAACGTAAACCGACTTTACCTACCAATGTCAACTCAGATTCACATTTGAGTCAAATCACTGTGTCTTGTTCAAACACCAAATCCCTACAAAAATCAATGTGTAGCTAAGAAGCCGCACTAAAGCAGATTGAGACCATAGGAGGACTGATGGATTCTCTTAACGATACCTCTATGCTTGAAGAAGGTATAGATAGATTTCTTGAACAAGAAGAAAAACTATCAAAGACTGGTATTCTAGGAACTGTAGACACTAAGCTAGTAAAAGGCGCATTGCCCTTAGTAAGCAAAGCGATATTAGATGAACTAGAAGTTGTCAAAAAGACACCTAGCAGACCATTCTGGTTTTTCGCATTAGGTAACCTTAATAGCGACAAAGTAGCATATATTGGTTTGAATTATGCGTTTATTGGTGTCGGTCAATGTACTGACGTAACCAACATTTGCAGCAACATAGGTAAGCAAATTTGCATTGAACTTTGGGCCAAGCGGTTCGAAGAGTCAGACCCTAAGCTGTACAAGCGTTTGTTCGAAATGGCCAAACGCAACCACAATTCACCAAAGCACCGTTTGAAAGCCATGTCTGCTGTAGCAGGTCGAGAAGGCCATCCAGTAGAAAGGTGGGATAGTGAGCAGCTGGTGAATGTTGGTCAAGCTGTACTTAACTGCACCATGGTTGGATCAAAACTGTTTGAAGTTTACGACCGTCCAAAGAAAAAGTTCTTCGTCAAAAACTTAGGTTTGTCAGAAGTTGGCAGAGCGTTAGTTGATGACTTGACTGACTCAATAAAGTGGATGTCGCCGATCTTCAAACCAATGTTGGTCGAACCAAAGCTGTGGACTAGCTTCGATTCAGGTTGCTACCACGACACTAAACTAGCCTCGCTCGTGCCATTAGTGCGGCGAGTGAGTAAGAAGCAAAGGGAACTGGTTGAAGGTGCGTTTAAGTCTGGCGCTATGGCCAGAATAACGAGAGCATTGAACGCTATTCAGTCCACTCCCTTTGCTATTAACAAGCTTGTGCTGCAAGAAGTTGTGCATGCTTGGGAACGTGGTGATATCATCAGCAAGTTTCCTCGTAAGGCAAAACTCAAAGTGCCTGGTAAGACTAAAAATTGGTCAGAGCTAGATGCTAAGCAGCGCAAGCATGTTAAGAAAACAAAAGAGAAAATCATATTACGCAACAGAGCATTTGATGCTGATGTTGTTAATATGACAACTGACCTCAACTTAGCGGTTGAGTTAGCCAAACACGAGAAGTTCTATTTACCTCATAATTTAGACTTTCGTGGACGTGTGTATCCGATACCAACATTTAACCATCAACGAAGTGATCACATACGCGCACTGTTTCAGTTCGCACGTGGTAAGCCATTAGGCAATGATGGTGCATATTGGTTGTGTATTCATGTCGCTAATACTGGCGACTTTGACAAGATAAGCAAGAAGTCGCTGGATGATAGAATAAAGTGGTGCAACGATAATCAACGCGCACTTTATCTTATCGGCAAGAAACCTGCGTTAACCAGACACCTTTGGCAGCAAGCAGATAAACCATTTTCATTCCTTGCAGCATGTGTAGCTTTTGCTGGATATGTTGAAGAGGGCGATGATTATGTCTGCCACCTGCCTCCAGCAATGGATGGAGCAAACAGTGGGGTACAACACTATAGTGCCGCACTAAGAGATGCTAAGGGTGGAGCAACAGTTAATCTCACAAAAGCAGATAAGCCTGCTGACGTTTATCAAATTGTTGCTGACAGAGTTAATGAGGAGTTGCAGCACGATACTTGTGATGAAGCTGAACTGTGGAAACAGTATGGTGTAAATCGCAAGGTCGTGAAGCGCAACGTCATGACTTTTGCCTATTCAAGCGAGAAGTTTGGTTTTAGGCAACAGCTCATAGAAGACTTGATGAAGCCATTAGAGGACGAAGTTCTTGAAGGCATCAGGTCAACTCATCCGTTTGGTGACGACAATGGGTCGAAAGCAGCAACCTATATGGCTGGAAAAGTCTGGGATGCTGTTAACGACGTTGTCACTAAAGCAGCAGAAGGCATGCGCTTCATACAAAAATGTGCACAGTTGTGTGCTCATGAAGCAAAGCCTTTAATCTGGACGTCACCTATTGGTTTGCCAGTTGTACATGCTTATGAAGATTACAACATAAATCGTGTTAGAATTTTCTTGTACGACAAAGAAATAAAACCAAGTGATGCCTCGAAAAACAGTAAGGTCACTGCAGATGGAGATGTTTACAACTGCATCATGGTGAACTTGCGCACAACGCCGAAAGGCACTCTGGATAAAATGAAACAGCGTAATGCTGCTGCACCAAATTTTATCCATTCTCTTGACGCTAGCCATCTCATGTTCAGTGTAATTGCTGCACTAGATGAAGGCATCGAAGACTTCATGTTAATTCATGACAGTTTCGGTACTCATGCAAGTGATACAGGCACGTTCGGGTATTTAATACGCGAGCAGTTTGTAGCTATGTATGAGCACTTTGACGTCATGCAAAGATTGTATAATGCCACTTATTCACAGCTCAATGATAACAGTCGCATGAGCATGGTTGATTTTCCAGCAAGTGGTGATCTTGATCTGCGTGAAGTTCTGCATAGCCACTACGCGTTCGCTTAAATCTCAAAAGTAAGAGGTGAAGTATGTCGTACGAAAAACGACGTGAGGAGCTTATTGCCTACGCAGTAAACCTCATTGAAGACGATGTAGCGCTACCAGTAGATGTCTTGGCAGAACTGGACCAATACGGCGTCAACATCAATTGGCTGTTTACAGAGGCTGCATCTAAGTATGCACCTGCTGAAACAACTGAAAATGATTACTTAATTCAAGGAGCACTTGTATGAGCAAGTTTAAATTTCAGACCCCAAAGGGTACTGCAGTTTGGCCGTGGTTTTCGGTCCCTGACACTCGGTTTGATACTGAGGGTAAATATAAAACCGATTTATTAGTACCTAAAGCTGATGCTGCAGACCTGATGGCAAAGGCGAAAGAAATTTTTATTGAAGAATTTGGCGAGAAAGACCTCAAAAAGGCTAAATGGCCTTTTGCAGTTGACGAAGAAAGTGGTGGTGTGCGCTTCCGTGCAAAATCAACTAACAAACCAGTGCTGTTTGACGGTCAAGGCCAAAAAATTAACGAAGACTTAAATGTTGGTAATGGCTCAGTCATTAAGCTGTCTGGTCAGATGTCAACATACAACGCAGGAGGCTCTGTAGGTGTCACAATGTACCTCAACGCCGTCCAGATCATCGATCTCGTCGAGTTCAATGATACTGGCTTTGCTGCAGAGGAAGGTGCCTATGTGCACGAGTCCTCAAAGCCAGAGGAAAATACCAACGGTGCGGCATTCGACTTTTAGACACATTAAATTTGAGAACGGCTACCGCAGTGGATTAGAGGCTGCGGTGGCTCATCAGCTCACAGAACTTGGTGCTGCATTTGAATACGAGACAAACAGAATTCCATACCAGCTGGATGCGAAATACATACCAGACTTCATTTTAGAGAACGGAATTATTGTCGAGTGCAAAGGCAGATTTACAAGCGAAGACAGGCGCAAAATGCGTCTTGTCAAAGAGCAAAACCCAGAGCTTGACATCCGCTTTGTGTTTACCAGAAGCAGCTCAAAAATAAATAAGGGCAGCAAGACTAGCTATGGCGACTGGTGCGCACGATACGGTTTCAAGTATGCAGATAAACTCATACCAACAGGATGGATAAATGAGCAAGTCAAAGAGAGCAAAAGCAATAAGTCACCTCACAAGAGGAAGAAAGTTAACACGAATCACTGCAATGCATGAGTTCGACATTCAGAACTTAACTGCAATGATCTCAGAGATCAGAAAAGACGGCTACAACGTAAAGCTACGCACTAAGCAAGATGCACGTGGTACTCCGTACACTGAATACTACTTTGGTCGGCCACATAAAAAGGCTTCTTAATGATTGATCCCACCGATGTGTGGGTCTCAGCGCTGCATGACGTGTCTCATAAATACGAGCACGTCTCAGCGCCACGAGACTTGAAGGTGCGTGAAATTGTAAACTACAACTACACCACCAGCCTCAGCTGTCCAGTTGTAGAGCATAAAGGGCGTAATCTTAATTATGCCTTTATGTTTGGTGAAGCAGCTTGGATTTTGAAAGGTCGCAATGACCTCAACTACATAAGCAAGTACATGAAAACGTACGGTAGATTTAGTGATGATGGCGTTACACTTAACGGTGCTTATGGTCCGAAGATAACAGACCAAATTAGCTGGGCGGCTAATGAGCTAAAAAATGATCCTGACAGCAGACGCTGTTATGTCAACATTTGGCGAGAGCGACCTGGTGTAACAAAAGATGTGCCTTGCACAACAGGCTTGCAGTTTCTACTGCGTGGCAACGCACTACACTGCGTAGTAAATATGCGTAGCCAAGACTGTGTATGGGGTATGCCTTACGATATATTCACTTTCTCAGCCATTACTAAATACTTGCAACTCATGCTGTACAATACTTACGACCTTTGTGTTGGGTTAGGTGAGCTGCACGTAAGAGCAGGTTCATTTCACATATATGAACAGCACTTCGTAGATGCAGAACACTGGTTATCAGCCACAGACAGAAACGAGATGTCAGTAGAATACGATAAACTGGCAGCAGTTATTGCAGCAAATGAGTACACTTCAAACTTAGAAAATGGAGCTAACCAATTATTGTCATAGAAGGTGCTGACTGCACTGGTAAGACTACACTTGCCAATAAGTTCTGTGATGAGATTAGCGCTCAATACTTCCACTGTAGTTATAACCCTCAATGGGACATAGAAACCTACCACCGCCTTATTATTCATACTGCTGGCAAGCTAGAGACACTAGCTAAAGTGCCAGCGGTTGTGGATCGATGGTGTTTGAGTGAGGCTGCTTATGGTTCCGTGTACAGAGATGGTCCAAGCTACGATACAGTGAGCTTAGCTCAGGAAGCTATTGCTGCGTACAATCCCATATTCATCTTGTGCACTACAGAGAACGCGATAAGCACTCACAACAGGATGAAAGAACAACGGCGTGAGATGTACAAAGACATTAGTCCAGTCATAACAAAATTTAACGATCTTGTCGCAACAAGTCAGTACGGCAACTATCACGTATTTGATTACGACAAGGTCAATGTAAACGATTTCGTAGATGCAATTATGCAAACTTATTAGGAGAGAAAATGTCCTCAATAGTAGCTGACGTTTATGCATTACAAGCAAAATACGGTTTTAATCATCAACCCATATCAATGGGAAAATTACATTTTCGCGGTGAGCAGATAGAAGAAGAATTAGCGGAGTATGGTGCCGCACTATCACAGGGCGATGCCGAAGGCGTGGTCGACGCGCTCATCGACATAACGGTATTTGCACTTGGCACATTAGCCATCGCAGGTGTCGACATTCAAGAAGCGTGGGATGAAGTCCATCTTGCCAACATGTCAAAAGAGCGTGGTGTCAAACCAGGCAGAGAACAAAGTGGCGGATGGGATTTAATTAAACCTGAAGGATTTGAAGGACCAGACCATGACGGCAACACAGGCTTCATCAGCGACGTTTTTAGCACATCTACCGTGTGACAAGTGTGGAAGCAGTGACGCTAATTCACTGTATGACGACGGTCACACATACTGCTTTTCCTGCGAAACCTATGGAGAAGCCAATGAAGAGGAACTTAATGGCGAGAGAAGTCCGTTCACCGAAGTATCGACAACAGGTGCAACGGAAGCGGACATTGTATACTCGCAAGGTGAAACACAAGCACTCAAAGCCAGAGGTGTCTCAGCAGATACAGCGAGACACTTCGGCTACCGTGTTGACTCTTCTCGGCAGCTAGCTCCGTACTATCGCAACGGTAAGCTCATAGCAATCAAGACTAGAGATAAGCAAAAGAACTTTCGCATCATTGGTGACGGAAGCAACTTACCTTTCTTTGGTCAACAGCTCCAAAGCAAAGGCAAAAGAGTCTTTGTAGTAGAAGGTGAAATTGATGCTCTGTCACTCTCTCAGGCACTAGCTAACAAGTGGCCTGTAGTCTCTGTACCACAAGGCGCACAAAGTGCACCCAAGGCTGTTAGAAGAGAACTAGAGTGGCTTCAGAACTTTGATGAAGTAGTGTTCTGCTTTGATGGTGATAAGCCTGGACAAGAAGCTGCGTCAATGTGCGCAGAAATACTTGAGCCTGGCAGAGCCTTCATAGCGCAACTACCACTCAAAGACGCTAACGAAATGATATTAGCAGGTCGAATAAAAGAACTGGTGTCAGCCGTATGGCAAGCACCGCAGTACAGACCTGATGGGATCATTGCTGCAAAAGAACTGTGGGATGTAGTGAGTAGGCAGGAAGCAGCACCTGCCATTGACTACCCTTTCGTTGGCTTGAACGAAAAGACAAGAGGCATGCGAAAGGGTGAGTTAGTAACGGTCACAGCAGGCTCTGGAATAGGCAAGTCTGCTTTTGTCCGTGAATGCGCTCACCATCTCGTTAAACAGGGAGAGCGTGTTGGTTACATTGCACTTGAAGAAAGTGTTAAGCGTACTGCGCTCGGCTTACTTGGCATTGAGCTCAACAAGTCTCTTCATATTGACGCTCAAAACGTTAAAACTGCTGATCTTAAGCGTGCGTTTAACAGTGTATTTGGCGACGGTAGCGTATATTTGTACGATAGCTTTGGCAGCGTTGCTGTCGACAACATCATTAATAAAATACGTTACTTGGCCAAAGGACTCGAGTGTTCTTGGATTATACTTGATCACATTTCTATCCTTATTAGTGGGCTGGATATTGTGGACGAGCGTAAAGCGATTGACGTCTGCATGACGCGATTGCGAACACTTGTAGAAGAAACAGGTATCGGCTTGCTGCTGGTATCACACTTACGCAGACCTGAAGGCAACAAAGGCTTCGAAGATGGTCTGCAAGTCTCACTAAATAGTTTGCGTGGTAGTCACAGCATCGGTCAGTTAAGTGACATGGTGCTTGGTCTGGAGCGTGATCAACAAGGTGAAGATAAAAACAAAACAACTGTGCGTGTAGTGAAGAACAGGTTCACTGGCGAGACAGGGGCAGCCTGCCATCTGACTTGGAACAACGACACAGGTCGTCTGTCTGAAGACTTTTTCAACGACGACATTCCCTTTTAAGGAGCAATCATGTTTGAAGCAATGATCGTAGCGTGCCATATCGGCGCGCAATCAGCCTGTATTAAAGTTGAAGATCAGCGAGGTCCTTACAACACACAAGAACAGTGTGAAGCAAGGCTAGCTGAAATAACAAAAGACCTTATTGGCATGTGGACACAGTACCAGTTGCCATTCGTTTTCAAAGGTCATTATTGCACAGTAGACACAGACGGTGAACGCACTTGATTATCTTTGACCTGGAGTCCAATGGCTTGTTGGACGATATGACAAAGATCCATTGTTTAGCCATGTTCAATACGACAACAGAAGAGTTTCGTACTTTTGAACCAGATCAGATAGATGAAGCAGTAGAAATATTATCGAAAGCAGACGCGATTTGTGGGCACAATGTCATAGGTTTTGATGTGCCTGCAATACGTCTCATTTATCCTGACTTTGAAACAAACAATGTGGTCGACACACTTGTGTTATCACGACTGCTTTTTCCAAACATTAAAGACAAAGACTTTGTGTCAAGGCCAGAGGGCATGGACGTAAAGCTATTTGGCAAGCACAGCTTGAAAGCATGGGGACATCGTCTTGGCACATACAAAGATGAGTATGATGCAGGCTTCGAAGAATACAGCCAAGAGATGATGGACTACATGGTTCAAGACGTGCGTGTGACAGTCAAACTATATGAGCACTGTCTAGCACAAGAGCCATCGGATGAAGCGTTCACGTTAGAACATCAAGTTGCATCAGTGTGCCATGACATGGAGCGTACAGGCTTTGTGTTTGACACTGATGCAGCAGCTCAACTTTACGCTGAATTAAGCGAAAAGCGTAACTCTATTAGAACCCGAATGGAGGAAGAGTTTGAACCCACTGTCATTAAGCTCAAAACGAAGACTAAATACGTACCATTCAACCCAGGCTCGCGACAGCAAATCGCAGACCGACTACAAGGAAAGTACAAGTGGAGACCAACTCAGTTTACCCCTGCAGGACAAGCCAAGATCGATGAAACCATCTTGGAAAAACTACCATACCCCGAAGCAAAACTCTTAGCTGATTACTTTATGTTAGAGAAGCGTATCGCAATGCTAGCTGAAGGTAACCAAGGTTATCTGAAATTAGTAAACGATAACAACTTGTTGCGTGGAAGGTATATACCAAATGGAGCAGTATCAGGTCGAGCAACACACTTTGCACCAAACATTGCACAGGTGCCAAGCATGCGGTTGCCTTACGGACGCGAAATACGTTCACTATTTACTGTGCCCAGTGATTGGGCTCTCGTTGGTTGCGACTTGTCAGGTCTCGAGCTTCGCTGCCTCGCACATTTTATGCACACGTGGGATAGCGGTGAATACGCTGCCGAGGTGTTGAATGGTGACATCCACACCAAAAATCAGGAAGCTGCTGGCTTGCCTGATCGTGATGCAGCAAAACGCTTTATTTATAGTTTGATCTATGGAGCAGGCGATCAGAAGCTAGGCGAGGTAATTGGTAAGGGCAGGAACGAAGGCAGACAGATACGTGAAAAGTTCTTTGCTGCAATTCCAGCTATTAAAAGCCTGCGTAGTGCTATTGAGCAAACAGTCGAAACAAGAAAATACTTATACGGCTTAGACCGCCGCAAACTATACGCACGGTCAAGTCACAGCGCTGTCAACTTACTACTGCAGTCTGCAGGTGCGTTGATCGCTAAGCGCTGGCTAATCATAGCAAGAGACAATCTCAAAAAACACCGATACGAGCATGGTTGGGATAAAGACTATGTCTTCTGTGCTTGGGTGCATGACGAGGTGCAAGTCGCTTGCAGGAAGGAAATAGCAGAGGATGTCGGTAATATCATTCGAGGAAGCGCGACAGAAGCGGGCGAAAGCTTCGACTTCAGATGTAGAATTGACGCCGAATACAGCGTCGGAACTAGCTGGGCAACAACCCACTAGCGAGGATGCCGAGGCGTTTCAAGTTTTAGCAGAAGCACACTTCAAAGGCTTTACTACTAAAAGCAATTATGCACGCAAGCACGCTGACATTGTGGCTATGCTGGCATGCTGCGGTTACATCTCAAACCAGATCGATGAATATACTTGGTCGAACTTGTGGAAGATTACCGCTGAGGGTCTGATGTTCTTGCAGTTTGCTCTAAATACTGGAGCTAAGCAAGATGACTAATACCCTATTAATAGACGGTGACATGGTCGCCTTTCAAATAACCATAGGCCATGAAACAGAGGTGCAATGGGAAGACGATGTTCACACACTGCACAGCAGGTGGGAGGACTGTGTCGTCACATTCGCTGATTACATGGAAAACATAGTGGAGGAATTGGATGCTAGGCGTTGCATTTTCGCGTTCTCAGGAACTAATAACTTCCGCAAGGAAGTACTACCCACGTATAAGTACAACCGCAAAGCGACACGAAAGCCTCTCTGCTATAAACGTTTCGTCGAGTTTATCTCGGAAGAGTTTGAGTCGCACACTATCGACACTCTTGAAGCGGACGACGTGCTTGGTATTTTCGCGACCAATGGCAAGCATAAAGATACAATCATTGTGTCCGATGACAAAGACTTGTTGTCGATACCAGGTCGAACATACAGGTTAGGTGAGCTGCATGATGTCACGCTAGAAGAAGCTGACAAATATCACCTGATGCAGACACTTAGTGGTGATGTGGCTGACGGCTATAAAGGCTGTCCAGGCATTGGTACTAAGCGTGCTGAGGCAATACTCAAAAACTGTGAGTGGTCTGAAGTGGCAGATGCGTATAAAGCAGCTGGTCTCACTGAGGATGATGCACTGCAGCAGGCACGAGTAGCCAAGATACTAAGAGCAGAAGACTGGGATCAGAAAAAAGGAGAAGTGAAGTTATGGACACCTTAAGTCTTGAAGATCAACGTAATGCTGAAGGCGAACTACTCAGAACACAAGAGTGGATCAGACGTCAGTTTGAAGCGGATGAAAAGAGGATTAAAGACGAATTAACTAAACACGACCCGATTAAAAACCCAAAGCACTATGATTTCGAAATACAACCTAAAGAGTATTTGGCGTCACTTGGTGTGTTGGAAGACTTCTGTGTCGGTAGCATCATTAAATATATCTCGCGGTACAAATACAAAAACGGGATCGAGGATGTGCGCAAGGCAGCTCAAAACTGTCAAATGCTACTTGATCTGCTGGAGAATAAGCGCCCATAATGTTTGAGACGCAAATTTGTACCATCTAAGGTATCTTAGCACCTTGAAGCTAAGACGTTAACCGAGGAATCTGCTGCTCGCACTCGGGATCCGAAGAAAGAGCAGCAATAACAGAGTATACTCACAGAATACTACTCATCTCCGAGTAGTTGTCCAGGTCCCTCAGTCATGCAAATGGCTGGGGGACTTTTTTTTCGTTTAAGACGCCGCACTTTAGAGAGTCCTATAGATCCTAAGGATCTCTCTAAGTGAAGAAGAATAAGATCCTATACTTATATACTTAGAGAGACCTATATGAACCTATACGAAGACTTTATCCATAAGAGTCGATATGCACGATATATCGACGAAAAAAATAGACGTGAACATTGGGAAGAAACAGTTGATAGATACATCAACTTCATGTCTGAAGAACGCAGCAAGATACCACAAGAGATCCTAGCTGAAGTCAAAGAGGCAATAATACGTAAAGACGTAATGCCATCCATGAGAGCCCTCATGACAGCTGGTGAAGCTCTCCGCAGAGACAACACATGCGGATATAACTGTTCTTATGTTGTCGTTGATGACCCCAAGGCTTTCGACGAAGCTATGTTCATACTTATGTGTGGTACAGGTGTCGGCTTCTCAGTTGAGCGCCAGTACATCTCAAAGCTCCCAGAAATACCAGAACAACTATTTGCATCTAATACCACCATTGTGGTCAAGGACAGCAAAGAAGGATGGTCTAAGGCATTCAGACAAGTGATTGCCTTATTGTATGCTGGTGAAATCCCTAAGTGGGACACGAGCAAAGTGAGACCAGCAGGTGCACGTCTAAAGAAGTTTGGTGGTCGAGCCTCAGGGCCATTGCCACTGGAAGATTTATTCAGATTTACAGTAGACACATTCAAAGCTGCAGCAGGTCGTAACCTGAACTCGTTAGAGTGTCATGATCTCATGTGCAAAATAGGTGAGATTGTGGTTGTCGGTGGTGTACGCAGGTCAGCAATGATCTCGCTAAGTAACCTCAGTGATGACAGGATGCGCAAAGCTAAATCAGGCGACTGGTGGAAAGCTAATCCACAAAGAGCCCTAGCAAACAACAGTGTGTCGTACACAGAAAAACCTGATGTCGGTGCTTTTATGCAGGAGTGGCAGTCACTCTATGAGAGCCATTCAGGTGAACGTGGAATATTCAATCGGGTCGCTTCACAGAAGCAGGCAGCAAAGTATAACAAGCGTGAGAGTGAACACGACTTCGGAACTAATCCGTGTAGTGAGATCATACTGCGCCCATACCAGTTCTGCAATTTAACCGAAGTGGTCGTTAGACCACACGATACTATAGATACTCTCAAGAAAAAGGTGAGGGTCGCTAGTATACTTGGCACAATACAAGCTACGTTCACAGACTTTCCGTACTTACGCAAGATATGGAAAACAAACACTGAGCAAGAACGATTACTTGGTGTTAGTCTCACAGGCATTTTAGATAACAAACTGATGGCAGGCCAAGGCAAAGAAAACAAAAAGCTGCTGCCCACAGTACTAAATGATTTACGTGAGGTGGCTGAGCACGCGAATGCTCAAATGGCAGAGATCTTAGCGATCCCATGGTCAGCTTCGATAACCTGTGTGAAACCTTCGGGTACAGTATCACAGCTCGTTAACAGTGCGTCTGGTATCCATGCTCGTCATAGCAAGTATTACATCCGAACAGTACGTGGTGATAACAAAGATCCACTGACACAGTTCTTGATTGACAAGGGTGTGCCTGCAGAACCATGTGTAATGAAACCAGATACTACAACAGTATTTTCGTTTCCTATTAAAGCACCTGATGAGTGTCTTACAAGAGACGACGTGACACCTATTGATCACCTCGAGTTGTGGAAGACATACCAAGAAAACTGGTGTGAACACAAACCATCAATCACTGTGTCTGTTAAAGAACACGAGTGGCCAACAGTTGGTGCATGGGTGTGGAGAAACTTTGACGACATCAGTGGTATCTCATTCTTGCCGTATGACGGTGGCAGCTATCAACAAGCACCATATACCGAGTGCAGCAAAGAAGAGTATGAGGCGTTTTTGAAGAAGATGCCGAAACAAATCAACTGGGATCAGATGATAGAAGAAAATGATGAAACAATTGGCTCTCAAGAGCTTGCATGTGCCTCTGGCGCCTGTGAGATAGCCTAGGTTTCATTTCAGTACTTTTAGGATATTAGGCTACAGGAGCACCTGAAGAGGTGTGCTCCTTGGCCATCCTAGAGCGTCGTTCAACGAACTAATGTCAAAAATGGAGCATAAAATGGCTTATGGAAAGAAAAAAGGTGGTAAAGGCAAAAAGCGAGGCTCTAAATAATGCCGCGCGGTCTTTGGGATAATATACACGCTAAGCGCAAACGCATCAAAGCTGGATCAGGCGAGAAAATGAGAAAGCCAGGGCAAAAAGGCGCTCCGACTGCAAAGGCTTTGAAAGCATCGCAGACAAAAAAGCGTAAATCGAAAAAATAAATGGATTGCTTTTTAGGGAGAGCGTTTTGCCAGACTTTTGGGAACTGTGGCTAATATTCGCCGTCACGTTAAACACTGCGATTAATACCATCGTTTTCTTTAAACATCGATTTAAGAAATAAACGAAAAAAAAGGCCGAGAGCTTACGCTCTCAGCCTTGCAATTAGTTCACGATTATATGTTTCGTAGTTATCTCGATGCTCGAGAAACTTTTTACGAAATTTAGATTTGTCGAAGTTGGGATTATCTTCTTCGAGTAATTCCATGAGATTTTCTACACGGAAATCACTTACGTTACTTTGCCCGCACCATTGTGCGAGCATTGTGTAATGTTTACGAGTCATAACTAGTCATCCCTCGGTCGTTTAAAGATCATTGGAAATAAAATGCCGATGATAACAAGCGCGAGGCCTATTATCACCAGCACGAGTTTGCATATCGCTTTCATCACGCTTCGCTAACTTCTTGAACATCAATGCCGATATGTTGTGTGTCGACAGATATAATATCGTCGTCGTACATCTCGGTAACGAGATCAATCGCATTGCAGTCGTCTTTGATGTAGCTTTCCGCTGCGTCATCACTCCTCGCTTTGACACGTACTGACAAATCGAAACTGACTGTCACAGAAACATCGTATTCACGAACTATTTCGAGTGCATCAATAGCATTCTCAAGTTCGTCAGTATCAATGTCGTGGTTGTCACGAAGAAGCTCCATACAATGTTGTATTAGATCACGAATATCGCCTGCATCACAACTTGACAGCTTTTCGCCAACAGTTTGGTGATCGCCGATATAGTAAGATAAAATTGATGACATAATCGTCTCCTTGTAGTTGTTGTCCATAAGGCAACAAAAAATGCGTCTGTAATGAACGGACGAAAAAAAAGAGGGCTTTCGCCCTCTGTTAGTTAATTATCCGTGTATTTTGGTGAGTCCGGATTTTCTATCGCATCTTCGCATCTCGCATTGTATTCTCGAAATACTTCGTCTGCTGCATCGTTGAAATTATCGGTCTCAAGCCAATATTTATAATCATATTCTTGACCGTTTTCACTTGTGTATCTTGTCGGTATATGTTCGACAACGTTGTAAATTACACATTTACCACACGAGTGTTCGGTGATTTGAATGTGAAAATTTTCATCGCTTTTAAACACAAGACAGTCGTCTTCTATCTCGGGATAATTGGACTCGATTAGAATCCAATCATCTCCGTAACTATGCTCGATTGTACTCATTACGCTGCCCTTTCACGAACACGCATGTTTGCAGCGTGCTCGATAAGCCATACTTGATGTTCGAGATCACGTTTCTTACGCCACATTGAAGACGTATAACCTTCCTCGATTTCTCTTTTAAGTGACAAAAACGCATCACGATCTTCTGACAAATACACATCAAAATAGACTGCGTATTTATGTGGAAGATTTGAATGATAACGGCGACCATCGTGATTACGAGGGCCACGTGCCATTAACGATACTTTTTGCAGTTTGTCGTAAGAACTAACTCGATTAAATCTGCGACACGCTTTACGAACCATTTCGTTATGAACACGCACACGTTCTTGCAGCGCGATCAGATCTTCGTCTTGTTTGCTGTCAACGCTAAACTGATATGCGAATGAAGAACGATTAGAATAGTTTTTAATATACGACATATTCGTCTCCTTAATTGTTGTCCATTAAGTGACAAAATTTGCGTTTGTAATAAGCGAACGAAAAAAAAGAGGGCTTTCGCCCTCTAATCTAATTCGTTTGCTGGTACGTCACTTCGATCGATTACTGACCAAACTAATTGATAATGACAGTTAAGTCCGTAACGATCTTCGACCCATTCTTCAATGTCATCGCAGTCGGGTTCTTGCAAAATTACTGCGTAACCACTTTCGTCGATAACAACGAGATATTTATTCTCCGTCTTCATCATCGATACCTAACTCCTTACACAATTCATCGATAGTTTTACGACCAGAACTTGAAAGTCTGTCGTAATCCCACGTTAAAAGTTCAACGAGTTCTTTTATGCGAGCGAGTTGATTTTCATTCATCGTTAATATTCCGATCTCCGGTTATATACACAGCGTATAATTCATAACCGAATATGTGTTTGCCGAGTTCTTGTACAAGCTCGAAAAGTTGTTCAGCAAAATCGTCATAACATTCTTCTAAAACATCGTTGTCACCATCAAATAAATGAGGTGACTCAACACGAAGAATACGATCAGCTAAATCGTAAAGGTGAGTATGTTCGAACTTTTCTATTAAGGTGTCGAGTTCGTCGCCAAACATAGTTTGATAACGACCAAGATCTATTCCGAATTTCTTTACATCGTTCATGCTAATGGTGCTCCCACGATTATTAAACCGATACAGAACGCGAATAACATTACGAGAAATAAACACTCACAAATGAACGTAAATAATTGACGCATCGTCATCTCCTTAAATTGTTGTCCATAAAGCAAATGAATTTGCGTTTGAAATCAAATCGAAAACTAAATTGATCGAAAAAATAAATTGACGAAAAATAAACTACTTCGTTTTGCCTTCGTCGAATTTCATATAAAAAAAAAGAGAGCGAACTTTTACGTTCACTCTCTCGTTTTCGTCACGCGATGGCTTTCATCACTTGATCGATATATTTTTCTTCGTTCTTTCTCGCTTCGATTTCCCATGGCAAATTCAAATATTCGTCATGAGATTTTGCTTTCGCGAATTCTTTTTTCGCCCAAATCATACTTTTTCCATCTTTCGAAGGAGAAAGTTTTCCGTTTTGAGCTTGTTGAGCATGAGTCATTTCGTGAATAATTGTCGAAACGATTTGCTTTACGTCGAACGAACGAACATCGATTTTGATTTGATGAATTCCATGAACGTAACAACCCACTTCGCCTTTTTTACGAATATTATTAAATAATAATTTCGCATTTTTGACTTTTAAGATTTTCGCACATTCGTCAAATGCTTTAATAAATGTTTCGACATTTAAACGATAAAATTCTCTCAAATCTTTAAAATCACACGCGACTGAACCTGTTACGAATACATCATTACGAACTTCGATTGTTTTAGGCATTTTTTCGATCTCCGAATTTATTTTGTCCATAAAGCATTAAAATTTGCGTTCGAAAAATATTCGAAAACTAAATTAAAATGATTTCATAAAGTCGAAAAATTTGCGTTCGAAAAAAAAAAGAGAGCTTTCGCTCTCTCAATTTATCGATTTTATAATTTCGAAAATAACATTATAAACATTATCGATTTCCGAATCGCGATCGAAACACTCAAATTCTATATCGCTTACAATTCTCGAATCGATTTCGTTTAATTCTTCGAATAAATCTATTCCGTTTTCGAATTCTTTCGGATCTAATCTCGAAAATATTTCGAAATATTTATTTATAATTTCGATCGATATTTTATTTTCATTTAATTTCATAAAAACTCTCCGAATTTATTTTGTCCATAAAGAATTAAAATTCGCGTTCGAAAAATATTCGAATAAATTTCGATTTCGATTTTTTAATTTCTTTCATTAAATATAAAAATTTGCGTTCGAAAAATATTCGATTTTTATAAAAAAGAATTTTATTCGAATTAAATATCCTTTTCGTTTAATTTTATAATTAGATTTATTATCTAATCACATTCGTTAATTCGTTTGAAAATAATTAATAAAATCAACAACTTAAGCTCCCTTTTTTCGAACGATTTCGTTATGAAAATGAATGATCGCATTTCGAAAAAGTCGGGGATTGTTGTTGTTAGATGTTACTAATCAATTTGTGCCCCCATAAATGCAGGAGGTTTCCATGGCTCTTGAGTCAGCAACCTATATAAATCAGCTAGTTGCAACAAACCCAACAGCTACTGATACCGTCTCACAGGCAGACGATCACCTACGCCTGATCAAGAGCTCACTACAAGCTACATTTCCTAATATCGATGCTGCTGTTACAGCTAGCGATGAAGAGATTAACAAACTCGATGGAGTAACTGCGACAACCGCAGAGTTAAACATATTAGCTGGTGCAACAGTCACCACATCAGAGCTCAACATACTCGATGGTGTGACAGTCACTGCAGCGAACATAAACACGCTGTCAGGTATCACAGACATCAATCAGGCGACCAACATACAAAGTGACACATCACCTGTACTAGGTGGCAACCTGAACGCCAATAACAAAGAGATACAGTTTCAAGACACAGGCAGTGCTTTCTCTGTACAAGCCTTTGGTTCTGATCTGCACATCAAGTACGGCGGAACATTGATACTAAGTATCGAAAGTGATGGCACCATACGCACCGCTGGTGATGTTGTCGCCTTTGACTCAACTCCGTAGGAGGCTCGCATGCCTATTACAGCTAGTGGACAGCTTGCACTTAGTGAGCTGCAGACTGAGTTTGGCGGTAGTAATCCTATAGCCATGAGCGAATACTACAGAGGTGGCACAGAAGTAGAGGCACACGCTTACACAACGACTATACCTAGTTCAGGTATAATTGCCGTAAGTGACTTTTACTCACAACGTAATCGCCCACCAGATACAACTCGTAATATTGCTTTTGACATGCGTTACGATGTTGGTCCGTCTTCTTCAGGTACAGGCATCACTGCTCAGAGCTCAACAGCGACACCAACTTCGTTTTCTACAACAAGCAGAGTCAGGTACTACCAGCCTGTGTTTAGAGCAGGTACAAATCCAGACGAGCCAAGCAATGATTACATATTACAGCTGAACATAAGTATTAACCAAAATGAAGATTGCTCAACAAACAGTAGCCACGTTGTTATGTATGGTGGTGCAACAGCATCAACAGCTACAAACGTAGTGCTGCGATGGGACGCAGACTCAAGTGGTAGTCAAGGTGGTGCAAAAGGCTACCGCATCGACTTCAATAGTGATGGGGTGCTTACTGGTGTTACCAACACATCGAACACTTATAATTCAGGTTTGATTTCGCTAGTCACAAACAACCCAAACAGCGCTTACAAGTGGTACTGCTTCTCAGCAATACGTCCATCTTCTATTGGCAAAGGGTCAGTACAAATAAGCGGCTTAGGTGGCTTAACAAGTCAAAACCAGCCCGGATAAGGAACAGTCATGCCTAACTTACCGATCAGAGATTTGGGTAAGGTCGGTGTTATTACTGACATTAACCCCCATGACCTACCCTTGAACGGTTTTAGTGATGGTAGAAACATTGTCTTCAATGAGAACAGAGTGCTTCGTGCACCAGTTTTTAAGACACTGTTTAATCAGACAACGCAAGCAGCTCAGACAGATATTCCGTTGTCAGTGTTTAACTACAACCATCCATCAAACGGCTCAATGTATGTCGTAGCAAACGCAGATAACAGTGTTACAGAATACAATGATGGCGTGTCGGCAGATGTTCATCCTGCTGCTGTTACACCTTCTGGCAATGATCAGTCACCGTGGACACATGCAGAAGTTGCAGGATTAACTATACTCTGCAGAGGATCAAGTGAGCCTTATGTGCGTGATCCTGTGGCAGATACAAGATATTCTCTGATGTCTGTAGGTGATTGGCCTACAGCAGACAGAGCACGTACCATGCGTACATTCAGAGACTTCATTATTGCTCTGAACGTCACAGAAAGTGGTACGACATTTGATACAAAAGTTAAGTGGTGCGACATACTTCAATATCGTGCCAGCTTGTCAACAGGTGTCGTTTGGACACCAACAGCATCAAACAATGCTGGTAGCAACATATTGACTAACTTCACGACACCTCTTGTTGACGGCATGGAGTTAGGCAACCAGTTTGTGATTTACTCGTCAACCGAGTCAGCAATCATGGAATACACTGGTTCACAGTTTGTGTTCTCGTTCAGAAACCTGTTTGACCGAGATGGTGTTATCAACGTTAATTGTATTGCTAGCACTGGTCGTGAGCACTATGTGTTTGGTGACACTGACATATACAAGCACGACGGTGTTCGTATGCAGTCTGTTGCTAACAACCGTGTCAGAGAACGTATTTACTCAGAGATTAATAGAACAAAGCTGAACAAGTGCTTCGTGCATCTGGATGAAGTCAACGACCTTATCTACTTCTGCTATGTCTCAGATGAGTCAGACATTGCTTATGTAGCAACAAACTACTGCAACAAAGCAGCAGTTTACAATCTGAAGACAGACACATGGTCATTCGTTGACTTGCCAAACGTAGCAGGTGCAGCTTTTACAAACACATTGAACACTGGTCAGCTTTACAGCAACGCTTCTGGTACATACCAGACACTCAATGCCAACTTTGCTAGCTTCGCTGACAACTCGCCACGCATTAGTGCATTTGCAGCTATGCGAGATGATGCCAACGGTCACACAGCAGGCAGAGTTTATGCGAACGACATGCTCTTTACTGGTTTGACTAACGCAGCAGTGGAGCCAGAAGCACTAAATTTGGCGTTTTTAGAGCGACGTGGACTCGATCTTGATGAGACACAAGCACCTCTGAGGGCGTATAAGCATCTATTAACATGCACACCGCAGATCGTAACAGTGTCTGGCACAGATCCAGTGACTGTTAAGCTAGGTTCTACTGACCTGGCGTACGATGATTCACCAAATTATGTGACTTCGTTCACCTTTTATCCAAATACACACCACAAAATCGACACCAAGGCGTCAGGTAGGCTGCTTGCTTACCGCATCGAAGAGCCGAGTGGCGTTTATTTCAACTTTAGTGCGGCAGACTTCGATGTAGATACAACATCAGGGAGATAGCATGGCCTATAATACAGAAAAAGAGCCATATACGCGCTTGACACCGCCAGCAGATATTGAGTCAACAGTTCCTTACATTGATGAAGAGCTACGCAAGATCGAAATATCAGTAGATCGCATACTCACACTACTCGATGAGATAGATACGAGGCTCACTGCAGGAGGCTTGTGATGAATTTATTCAAAGTCCCTGTAGCTAAACGCTGGTGCTACACAATTTACTTCGAAGAAGTCGCAGGTATAGGCACATTTGCCCACTGCGACATCCACACAAGGTGGTCGAAACTAACAAAACAAATGCTGCTGAGTGGTTGGCACTTAGTCAACACAGCTCATGGCGGTCCGATCTATGCAGAGCACGATCCAAAGGACAAAAAACACGAAAAATTTTTATACATGTTCGGATTTGTACATCACGAAACTTTGAAAGATGGCAAACAAATCTGGCTTTGGAGAAAAAAAGATGGGTAGCTTATTCGGAAGCAGAAAAACAATACAAGCGACCGACCCTATCGCACAGGGTGCTTTTGATTTGTATAAAGGGGCACTTGGCGGCATACGTCCGACGCTCGACCAGAATATAATGAGTAATCTGCAAAATCCTGTGTACGGTGGTCAGACTTACGCTGGCTTAGATCCACTACAACAGCAGTACTACAACAATGCGCAGACACTTGGTGGTCTAGGCATGACAGGTGGCATGAATAACTACAACGCTACGTCTGGTTTTGGTCAAGGTATAGCTAACTTAGCGACGTCTCTGCAAAATCCTATGGGTGGGTATAACGCTGGCATGAACCTCGCTAGCTCACCTATGGCACAAAGCATGGTTGATGCTTCAACTCGTGATATTCAGCGCAACCTCTTCAACAGTCAGCTTCCACAGCTCAATAGAACAGCTCTGTCTGGCAACAACACCAATAACACACGTGCTGGTGTTGCCGAAGGTGTGATGAGAGGTCTTGCAGCAGAAAACATTGGAGACATGTCTGCACAAATACGGAACAACTTGTTTAACCAAGGTATGAACCAGTTCAATACGAACATTGGTCAGCAGCAGACAGCACTCAACTCCATGATGGGTGCAAATCGGCAGGCTTTCGGTAACGCAAACAACTCGCTTGGTATGTTGTCAAACGCAGGTAACTTTATGCGTGGCTTTAACCAAGGTGGTCTCGACGACGCTGCAAAACAGTTCTACATGGCACAAGATCGTCCAATGCAGCTTGCTGGCAGCTACATGAATTTGTTTAACCCACTGTCTAGTTTCTCAGGTGGTGCTGGTTATGGTGGTGCTTACGACAGACAAGGTGGCCTAAGTCAAGCAGGCCAGCTGATGAACGTAATTGGTACTGGCATGACACTGTTCTGCTGGGTCGCTCGTGAAGTATACGGTGAGCATAACTTCAAGTGGCGTATGTTTAGGCATTGGATGTACTTTGACGCACCTCGCTGGCTTCATAATTTATATGCAACACATGGTGAGAAGTTTGCTGTCTGGGTACACAACAAACCTACTGTAAAACGTGCACTTCGTTATTTGATGGATAAAGCTATCAGACCATACGGAGGACCACATGGGGCTATATGATATACTCAACAATCGTGGTGCTGGTGTTTTGTCTGAAGACCAAAGCAAAGCGTTGTATGAACAAGGCATAGCACATCCGCAATATCAAGAAATGATGCAGCAACTAGTTAATCCTAGAAATATGGATACTGGTATGAAACTCGCGTTGCTCGGACAAGCCATGCAAGGTGGTGACATAACTGGCAAGATTACTGATTACCAGTCAGGTATTCGTGAAAGGTTCAGACAGCGCCAACAAGACAAACGTCAGTTGTCACTCGATGAACTCGAAAAGCGAAGAACCGAGCTTGGTATGAAACAGACCGAGCAAGGCATGGAACAAACGCAACTAAATATGGACCAAAGCGTGCGACAGTTTCCGTTGGATCAGCAACTGTTGCGAGGTCAGATTGCACAAGACCAGCAGAGTTACCAGCAAAATGCAACCGCAGACGCACAATGGGTCGGTGATCATTTAACTGGTCGTGTGATGCAGCTTAATAAACGTACTGGGCAACTAGAAGATGTTACACACATGTACAGCCAAGCTCAAATTGAAGCATTTAAGGCATCAAAAAAGCCTGCAGTAACAAACAAACCCAATACACGGAATCCAGTAAATCTGAATCCACTAAGTGAAGCTGAAAAAGCTCGTGACAAGGCATTTGGTAAAGAGATCGGTACGTTCAGTCCAACAGCAATTAGTGGCAACATCGCAACACTAAACATGGTTGCTGATCTGCTTGAAGAACCTAATGCAGACCAAACTGGCTTAAGTTGGGGTGCACCGTTTAAATCAGTGTCACGCTTAATAGACAAAGAAGGTGACATGGGTCTTCGTTCAATTTTTGACAAAGACTCCTTTGACACACAAGAAGTTGTTGCTGGCGTTATTCAGAAAAATCTACGTGAGACACTGGGTGCTCAGTTTACACAACGTGAAGGTATGATGCTCATATCTCGTGCATACAATGCTCAGTTAAGCCCAGAAATGAATGCTAAGCGTATTCGTGCAGCTTCTATGCTGGCTCAAGCATATTTAGACGCTAAACAGAAACAGCTAAATTACTTCAATCAGAACGGCACATTAGCTGGTTACGACATCGACACTGATGGAACTCTTGCAACTATCGAAGCGCAAGTTCGCAACCTGTACATGCAACAAGCTGGTGGTGGTAGTGGTTCTTCTGGTTCAGGCACAACTAGCACAGGAGTAGGCTTTACAGTCTCAGCACCTCAGGTAGCTAATACACCATAACGGAGAAGTCTATGGGACAACTTGATCTCAACATCGACGGTTATCCGACAATTAAAGTAGACGAGAGTTTTGCAAGCCTGTCACCAGACGAACAACGTAAGACTGTAGACGAAATACTAGCACAACTTGGTGGTCCTACCGCTGCACCGCAAGGTGACACATCTATGGGCACTGCTTTTAAGCATGGCGAGTTAATGTCACGTGCAAACACACTAGACTACGTGGCTGATGTAAACGAAGCTATGCAGGATGGTTTATACGGTAGACTTACTCGCGCAGGTCAAGAAGCTATCGGCAACCCTATACGTGAAGCACTAGGTTTTGCTCCTATAGATAATGATGCTTATGTAGCGCAAGGTGTTGCTGCTAATAGAGCAAGAGCAGATCAAGCTCAGCAAGAAGCACAAGCACTCAACTACAGATCGTTAACAACTGATGATGTGTCTGGTGTTGGTTCTGCTTTAAAATATGGCACACAGAAAATTGCTGAGTCTGCACCATACATGATGACAGCTATGGCTGCACCTATGGTCACACCACTGTTAACATCTGGTGAAGTAAACGCAGAGCTACGAGAAATTGAAGGCTTAGATCAAGACAAGCGTGTAGCACTCGCATCTACTGGTGGTGTCATTATGGCACTGCTAGAAAACTTAGGTGCTGGCGTTGTTCTGAAAGGTGTAAGCAAAGAAGTTGCTGGCAAACTCGGTGTAAAGGGTGTCAGAGAAATACTTCAGCGTAAAGGCTTAGGTCGTATTGCTGCTGCATTTACGACAGGTGCTACAGTTGAAGGTCTTACTGAAACAGCACAAGAAGGTGTCAAGATGGGCACCGCGATTGTCGCTGGTAAAGACATATCAGGTGAAGAAGCAAGGTCTCGTTTTAAAGAGTCATTCTTTGCAGGCTTTTCTGCAGGTGGTGGTGTCAGAGGTACTGGCCAGACAGTTGTAGAAACTGGTAAGGCAGCACAGGCATCTATGGATGCTATGACTAGCATGAAAAATATTCATGGTGGTGACACTGAAGCTATGGCTGATGTTGCACGTGATGTTCAAACACTAGCTACACAGTTTACTGACAGAAATCCGACAAAGAATCTGAACGACGCAAAGCAGACACTCGACGATCTTCACACAAGATATATGAAAGAGTTTGATGCAGCTAAACGTCGTGCGAAAGCAGCAGGTGTAGATATAAACAGTGCTGACTTTGCTACAGCAGAACGCAGAGCAAAGAACAAAGCTAAGAACGAAGCAAGTAATGCTGACATTGAGTTTCTCAATAACGTAGATCCAGAGCTAGGTGCAATTGCACGCCGCTTGAATATCATCACTCGTTTCAACCAAAAAGGTGTCAAGGGTGGTGTAAGCCAATACACAGACTTGTTGAACCCTATGGAAGGACTTCGCAAGGCAGGCACGTTTGGTCGTGGTGTTGGCTCAACACAAGCAGTTGGATCAGGCATATTTGCTTTTTATAATCCTATACTTTCAGGTAGTGCTGTTCTTGGTGGCCGTATAGTTGATCGGGCGACTGGTGCACGTAACCGTGTGTCACAAGCTATTAAAAAGTACGGTGAAGCACCTGGCATAAACGTAGCAGGTCAAGGTCAGACACAACAAGCAGAACAAGGTGCAGCAACATCACTTGCTGAACAGGAAGCAGCTCGCCAAGCTACAGCTATGGCAGGTCTGCGAACTGGCACAGAGCCTGCTGTTGGTTCAAACGCTGAAGGTCAGGTTGCTCAAGCAACAGGCTTGAATAGAAAGCAGCAAGCGCAGGCACTTCGTGTTTTGCGGCGCACTCGTCCTGACCTAGCACAGACAATTGATCAGTATCAAGCGCACCTTGAAGGCAAGCAAGCCAAAGTAGGTAATACGTCTGCTGATTTCTACGCCTTACAGGATGCAATACGCAAAACAGCCCAAGAACTGGGCATGGAGACAGCAAATGCGAATACTGGCACGAACCAAGTGTTGCCACAAGGTAGCATGGGGCCAAACGGTATCATCAATCCGATGGCGTACCAAGCGACTGTTGATAACGCAATGCGAGCAGCTGACGTCGCTGTGCAAAATGCACCTACGCCAGAGCTTGCGCAGCGCGCTAACAGTATTGCTAACGCTCGTAGTCAAGTGGCAAAACGAGCTTTGCTCGAACAAACTCTTGCGGAAAATCCTGAGCACAAAGACTACATCAAACAAATCTTAGAACCTCTTGTCGACTTCGGTCCTAAACAAGAGTCACGGTTTAGTGGTGTGCCTGGGGCACAAGTAATTGAAGAAGAACTAGACGCTGGTCGTGAAACGTACGGCGAGCCGATGGTTATGCTAAATCACGGTACAAGCAAGAAGTCAGCACAGGCAATTGAAGACAGCGGTTTTAGCACACCTAGAACATTCGCAGCTACAATGCCACAAGAAGCTGACGCTTTCGCTCAGACTACAATGCAGACCAAGGATAATGGTCGTGTCACTATGATGTGGCCACAGTCTATATTCGAAAAGCTGCTTCGTAACGGTATGATTAAACGTGAGCCATATAAGTCTCCGTTTGGTCAAACTATTACTGAGTATGTGTTATCACCTAACGCTCTTGCAGCAGCAGACATATTTAGGTCTCGCTCACTGCACAAATCAGGCAACAAGATTACAGATGTCGAACGTGCACAGCTTGTAGCTGACGCGTTAGGCAATGGTTTTAACGTAGCCTTAAATGCTTCTGAGGATGCTTATTACCGTCGTCAGCAGTTAATCACACTCACAGCAAATGGTGACAAGCGCAAAGTCTTGCACGAGATCTTTCATGCCATCGAAAACAGGCTAACACCTGAAGAGATGCAAGTTATTAAGTCTCGTCCTGAATACAAGCAGGTTATGCAAGAAGTGCAAGAGCTATATCCAGAGCTCGACACTACAGCTCAGATGCTTGAAGGTCTCGCTGAAACTGCTGCAAGAATACAAGATGTACGTGGTGAGAACACTGGTGCAATCAAATACATTGTTGCTCGTATCAAAGATCTTATTGAAGCCTTCAAAAACTTAATTGATGGCAATGGCTTTAACACAGTCAACAGCATCTTAGATGATGTTTACACAGGCAAGACTTATCAGCGCCAGGTAAATGAGCACTATGCACAACTCTATGTGCCTGATGTAGCCTATGCCAAGAAAGACAAAGCTGGTGGTCCTATGGTCGCTAAGCGGCTAAAGAGGCTTGAAGAAATTGAACAGAAGGCAGCTTCTGCAAAAGAACGTCGTGTCGAAGTCAATATGAATTATGACGGTGCAATGCAGAACATCGCTGAGAATCTCGGTTTGCCTTCGATTACACCTGAAGTGTTAATAAAAACATTTTCACGTATTACACCTTCAACAGACATGGGCATGATTGCTGCAGACTATCTGCGTGCTATTGGTGTCATGGATGATGCTGGTGTAGTTACAAAGCCAGATCCAGATATGGACATGGAAGAGGCTATTCAGCCGTATCGTGAAGACTTTTTGACACTTCTCAAGGCAATGCAGAAAGCTGGCATTATTGGTGACTTCGGTCTTGCCTTCCGCACATCAGCAGGTGGTCGTTTGTACCCAGTACACATGATTGAACCAACGTTGCCTGAGCTTGTAGAAAAAGCAGAGCTCAACAACATCAGTAAGTTTGAGAATAGAGCAAAGCCAACTCATTGGGGTGGCAAGCCTAAGATCAACGGTCATCCACTTGGAATATACGACAACACTGAAGTCTTTATTGAACGTGAGCAGAAACAAGCTCTTGTTATCAACGATAAGATATACGAGATGATGGACAAAATGCAGTCCACACCACAAACACATCGTGGTCTTGATCTGATCTACAAGAAAGATGGCACAACTGATAGTGCTTACACATTAGCGTCAGCTGAAGCTATTAAGCAGTACAGAGACAACAAGAACGAAGATACTGGTGGTATGACACCTGTCTTTATGAAGCGTCAAGCTCAAGACAGACTGCGTATTGATACACTCAATGGGTCAGCGTCATATCAAGGCAAAGCTGGTAAAGCTATATGGGAGTTTCCTAACTGGGAACCACTAGGCGAAACTGGTTTTGAGCAGTTCTTACACTCACTTCGTGATCACTTCGGCATATCAAACGAGTTACCGTACAACATGCGTGCTGGTTTCTTGTTTGGTACAGTTGCAGAATATATGCAACTTACAGGTCGACCTGTTACTGACGTAATACCTGAAGCAGACTTACAGATGCCGCTTATCGATTATCTGGTCAACGCTTATGGCCAAGATGGCAGCTACGTTTACTCTCACACTCGTGGTGGTACACCAAAGCTGTTTCTTGACAAGCAGTCTGGCACAACTCTGTATCAAAAGAACCACGCCATTTTTGATGTGGCTGAACACGGTTTTGAGATGCAGCGTGCAGCAGTTGAACTTGGTCGTATGAGAGCTTTCTTGGAAAACATCATACCTGATGCAAAGAAGATGAGCTCAAGCGAGCTGTTTATGAGACCTGAAGCACAAGCTGCATTAGCAGACTTTAAGTCCAGTTATCCAGTTTGGTTTGATGGGACATCATCATCTTATCAGCTTCATGCTGTGTTAACTGGTGATGCTAATCTTGCAGCAGAAACGAACATTGGCCCTATGGACCCAGACGGTCCAGGTGGTGATTTGTATCGACCTGGTGCTGAGATGTTAGAGCGCACACTTAACTTGCCACAAACAAAAACACGTAAGATTACTAAGAAATTTATTAGTAATAGACGTTCTTATGGCCAAGTTAAGCTCACAGCCATGAAATCTGGTGCAGATGAGATAGCTAAGTCACTGCCAGAGTACGCAGACTCGCGCGAGGGAAGACCTCAGGAGATCAAAGATAGCCTCAAACAGATCCAAAATGATCTTGAGCTAGACTTTGATACAAAGTTCCGTGGTGCTGCTATGGCAGAAGGTGTCGCTAGAGCAATCGCTAGCACAATGTTCGACATACAAGGCCAAGATGGTTTTGCTGTGCGTGTTCCTCTGCCAGATGGTGACGTCGCTGTCTATACAGGCAAGCTACCTGACAGTGCTAAGAAGCGTGTCAAGTGGGAGCTTGATAGTGCTCGGAATATTGCTGTTCCTGTCTACAAAGACAAGTTAGCAATTACAGGCTTTGCAGCATTTTTGAACCATGCACTGGATGCGTATGTGCAGCGTGAATTAGCACGCCGTTTACGTCAGTCTGGTGCGTCAGGCTTCATGCATACACACGATGCTTTTGCAACACATGCAAAGCACGGTGAAACAATGCGTGAGCTGTACTGGTCAATCTTGAGAGACATAGCTAACAGTCCGATCTATCAGCAGATTGCAGAGGCTAATGGTCTGAACCCAGCAAGTGTCACTGTTAAATTTAACATTATGACACCTGAAGGCAGCCAGACTATTCAAGCACCAATGTCAGAAGTACTGCAGCAAATCGAGCAGCAGAAGCAGCAAACATTCGGCACTGACCAAGAGCCGAACATGTATGCGCTGTCATAAAAATTTAAGGAGAGCAAATTGAAACCTTATGAAATATATGGAGTGATTGAACACTTCGACAAGCTCATTAACGACGAGCGATTTACACTAGAAGCACGAGCAGCAATGGGTCGAGAATATCTTAACTCGCTGCCTCCTGCGTCACTTAACACATCTTCAGCTAGCACACATAACGCAGTACGCGAATATGTAATTACTAAGCTGAACAGTATTCACGAGGTGATACATGGAGCCGAACGCAACGCTAAATCAAAAGTCGAAGAGATTAAGAGCCAACCCTCAGAAAAAACCAGCGTGGACAAAGCAGAACAAACACCTGCACCCGATAACACGAATGAAGCAGGAGGGCGGACCAAGGTGGCAAAAGCACCTAGCAATGCTAAGAAACGTGGGCGCAAAAAATCATCGGCCTAGAGGAGTACCTGACGGCTGGGGACGACAACCTGAACAGTTGGCTAAAGCTCGTGAAATAGCAAAAGAAAAAGCAGAACAGAAAGTGAAAGATATGATCGATCAAGGCATTTTACCTGATGATGACTCTATCGCTCAGCGTGCTACGCAAGTTCTGTTAGAGATAGCTGAAGGACCTGATGCAGCAACAGTTAAAACTAGTGCTGCAAAAGCTCTTTTGGATTTCACTAAGCAGAAGCCTGTGAACAAGCATGAGGTGAAGGCAGTCGCTGAAGAGTGGCTGGCAAGTTTAGATGACTCAGACGAAAGCGACGAAGATACGCAAAAGATTGAGGGATGATTTTGATTTTTACGCAAAAAACGCGCTCAAAATCAGAACTAAAGATGGTGACGTAACACCACTGCAACTTAATATAGCGCAGCAAGCACTATTAGACGCTGTGCAAAAACAATACGCAGAAGAAAGCAAAATAAGAGTTATTATACTCAAAGCTCGTCAGATGGGATTGTCTACTATGGTAGGTGGTTATCTGTACTGGTGGCTGTCACAACGAAAAGCACAACGTGGCTTAGTTGTAACACATCATGCTGACTCCACACGAGCTTTGTTTGATATGACTCGCAGGTATCATGAGAACTGTCCTGAACCTATTAAGCCTAGCACTAAATACTCATCACGTAGAGAGTTGAACTTCAATGTTCTGGACAGCTCGTACGTAGTTGCGACTGCTGGTGGTGAGTCTGTGGCACGAGGCGAGACAGTGACTGTAGCTCATTTATCTGAGCTAGCTTTCTGGTCTCCGTCGACTGCAGAAGAAAACTTTAACGCTATTATGCAGGCAGTACCGAACAAGCAGAACACCGCTGTGTTTATTGAGTCTACTGCGAATGGTGTATCTGGAAAATTTTATGATTTATGGAAGGGTGCCTGTGAAGGAACTAACGGATTTATACCTGTCTTCTTGCCGTGGTTTATACAAGAAGAATACGCTGAAACGCCTACTGGTGGCATGGAACTTACACCTGACGAGCAAGAGCTCAAAGACAACTATAATCTAAGTGTCGAGCAGCTTGCTTTCAGACGCAAGAAGGTAGCACAAAACGGTATTGATCTATTCAGGCAGGAATATCCATCAAATGCAGATGAAGCGTTTTTGACATCCGGTAGACCAATCTTTAACCCACAGCAGCTAGTCGAAATGTTGGAATATGCAAAACCGCATACACATCGTTTAGCGCTAGAAGACGAAGAGTGGGTCGCTCATCCACGAGGTGAGCTTGTTCTATACAGAGACGTAGATCCAGGCGAGATGTACACAATAGGTGCAGACGTTGCTATGGGCATCAGAGGTGGTGACTATTCGGTCGCACAGGTGCTTGATAGTAAAAAACGTCATGTTGCATCATATCGTGCACATGTTCATCCTGACTTTTTTGCAGATGTGCTACTCAGACTTGGTGAGTTTTTTAACGATGCATATATTATATGCGAGAGTAACTCGCACGGTTTGCTAACATGCACACGTTTATACAAAGATTATAATTACGCAAATTTTCATACAGAAATTGTTGTAGACAAAGTCACTGATAAAGAAACAATCAAACTTGGTTTTTCTACAACAGCTAAGAGTAAACCACTTGTTATTAACGAGCTGCGTGCTGCTATGCGCGAGCAAGAGCTGCAGATCAATGACAAAGTAACACTACGCGAAATGCTAACTTACATCGAAACAGAAACTGGCGGCATGGAGGCTGAAGCTGGATGTCATGACGATTGTGTCATGTCACTAGCACTAGCCAATTATGGACATCAGCAAGGCTGGGAACCAGTAACTGTTTACGATGACTATTACAGCGAGGCAATATAATGGCTGAGACATTTACAGCACTAACAGAAGATGAGCTGCTCAGTCTCGTTCAAGACGAGATCAAAGGCTCTATCGGTTATTCCGACGGCGATCTCAGCCACGAACGGCAACAGATGCTTCGGTACTATCACGCAGAGCTACCTGAGCGGCAGTCAAACGGTAATAGCTCGTATGTGTCACAAGATGTGTACGATGGTGTTGAAGGTTTGAAAGCACTGTTGCTTGAAACATTTTCAGCAGGAACAGATGTTGTGCAGTTTGCACCACAAGGTCCTGAAGATGTAGAGATGGCTCGTGTCTGCACTAGCTACACTAACTATATCATTCATAGACAGAACGATGGTTTCAGTCTGTACAGAGACATTGTTCACGACGGACTAATGGCTCGTAATGGTATTGCAAAGGTGTACTGGGATCAGAAGATAGACACAGTTGAAGAAGAATTTAACAACTTGTCAGCTGATCAACTAGACACACTTATGGCTCAGTCTGATGTAGATGGTCTCGCACAGCTGGATGACTCAAATGGTATGTTGTCAGGTGTATTAAGACGCTCTACTAATAATTCGCAGGTGCGCATAGAAGTCATACCACCTGAAGAGTTTATCATTAATCCAATGTCAACAAGCATTGACGAAGGTTTTGTGGCTCACAGGCGCGTGATGCGCAAAGCAGATCTTATAGCAATGGGTTTCGATGCTGATCTTATTGAAGGCATTGGCTCAGATGAAGATCCGCTAGGTGAAAACTACGACGAGACATATTACCGTCACGAACAGACAGGTCCACAAAAGCTGACACCTGATGAGCATCATCGCCAAGAGCAGATGAAGCAAGTTGTTGTGTATGAGTCTTATGTCGAAGCTGATATGGAAGGTGATGGTGAAGCACGCTTATATAAAGTGATGTCTGCTGGCAACACAATGCTAGACATTGAAGAAGTTGATCGCAGACCATTTATTGTGTTCACACCCATACCAGTGCCACACTCGTTTCATGGCGAAAACTTTGCTTATAAGCTGATGCCAACACAGAACGCAAAAACAGCACTGATGAGGTCAATCCTTGACCATGCTTCTGTAACAACTAATCCTCGCTACCTTGTACAAAAAGGTGCACTAACTAATCCTCGCGAGCTGCTAGACAATCGTTTAGGCGGCATAGTCAATGTGACACGTGTTGATGGTGTTACACCACTGATGCAAAACACACTAAACCCATTTGTGTTTCAGTCCATGCAGCAACTTGAAGAAGACGCAGAAAATACATCTGGCGTGAGTAAGTTGTCACAAGGCTTAAACAAAGATGCAGTGAGTAAACAAAACTCAGCTGCTATGGTCGAGAATTTAGTTAGCTTATCACAGCAGCGTTCAAAGATTATTGCTCGCAACTTTGCAAATAATTTCTTAAAGCCACTTGTGCTTGAAGTGTACAGACTTGCAATAGAAAACGAACAATACGAAAAGATCGTTGAAGTAGCAGGTAACTATGTTGAAATAGAACCACAGGCTTGGAAACAAAGACGAGATGTCGAAGTATCATTCAAGTTAGGTTATGGCGAAAGCGAAAGAGAAGCACAAAAGTTTCAACAGCTTCACGCAATGCTTACGCAAGATCCAGGCATGCAGCAGTTTTATTCTCCCGAGAATAGATACGCTATGGTGCGTCAAGCACTACTCAACGCAGGTATTAAGGATGTCGACACTTTCTTAACACCACCTGAGCAAGTGCCTCCGCCACAGCCTGATCCAGCTGCAGCAATGCAGCAGCAAATTGCAATGAAACAAATGGAGCTCGAAGAGCGCAAAGTGGCGTTGCAAGAACAAGAAGCACAGATGAAGTTGCAGCTCGAACAAGCACGTCTTGAACTTGAGCAGAAGCGCGCTGAAGTTGCTATGGCTACTGCCTACAGCACAGAAGAACGTAAAGACTTTGACAGCGAAATCCGTGCTGACGTCGCGTACGAAGAATTGCAGATGGCTAAACAGACACCTGCAGAAGAACGTACGGCTGTAGTCAGCCCTAATTCCTAGGAGTTATGAATGTTCAAAACATGTAAAACCTGCAAGTCAAAAACACAATGTCGTGCAGCAAAATCATGCAAAAAGCGTAAGAGAAAAGGTGGCTACTAATGCCATCTAAGACAAAGAAGAAAAGTGAGCCTCGGCTGTCAGTCGGTCGAGGTGAGAAATTACCTGCGTCCAAAGGTGCTGGCTTAACTGCAAAAGGCAGAGCTAAGTACAACAGGGCAACAGGTGGTAAACTAAAAGCTCCAGTGACAGGTAAGGTTAAGCCTGGCAGCAAAGCTGCTAAACGACGCAAATCATTTTGTGCCAGATCGAAAGGTTGGACAGGTGAGCGTGGCAAAGCCGCGCGACGTCGCTGGAAATGTTAAGGAGAGCATTGTGGAGACACAACAAATTATTGAGCAGGGGACTCGTGCTGAGACGCTGCTCGCTACAGATGCCTTTAATGGCACTGTACGCAGCCTACTGGACCAATACGTAGGCGTGTTTTTTTCAACCGAACCAGAGCAAGTAGAAGAAAGGCAAGCTGCTTATTACGCTGCACGCTCCGTTCAAGAAATCATAAATACACTTAATCAACAGGTCCTCATGAAAACACAATTGTTAGAGGCCAAGGAGCAATAAATGGACGAGACTACTAAAAGCGTCTCCGAGACCCCGTTAGACCCAATGCAAGAAGCAATGGGTGCTTTTATGCAACGCTGGGAAGACTCTCCGAAAGAGGAGACATCAGAACCCGTTGTTGAAGGCGAAGCCGAATCTGTAGATGTAGAAGTAAGCGAAGAAACAGAAGAGGCTTTTGAAGATCAAGAAGTTATCGAAGAAGTTGAGATAGACCTCGATGAAGAGATCGACACTGAATACGAGACTGAAGAAGAAGCTGAATACGAAATAGCAGCTGATGATTTAGTCACAAAAGTAAAAGTAGGTGACGACGAACTGGAAGTACCTGTCAAAGACTTAAAGAGACTTTATGGTCAAGAGAAAGCGCTTACGAAAAAATCGCAACAAGTAGCAGAAATGCGCAAGGCTCTTGAAGCTGAAACTCAAAAGAATGCTGCCGTGCTGCAAACCTTAATGCAGAAGGCAGAAGAAAAGCTAAAGCCGTACGCTGAAATCGATATGCTGGTCGCTAGTCGTCAAATGGACCCTGATGACTTCGCTCAGTTACGAAAAGAAGCGTCTGCGGCAATGGAAGAATATGAGTTTCTAAACCAAGAGACAGGCAAGTATATAGAGATGATACAAGCAGCCCAGAGTGAACAACTCAAGACAAAGGTTGCTGAGACTATGGAAACACTCAAGGCTGATGTCCCTGAGTGGTCTGAGGATCTCTATAACAAGCTCAGGGAATATGGTGTTAGCCAAGGTATCAGCAAGACTGACATTGATCAGCTCGTTGATCCAGCAGCCATTAAGTTAGTTCTGAAAGCAATGAAGTACGACGCAGCTAAGAAAGTAGCTGTAAAGAAACGTGCCAAAGCGCCCAAGAAAATACTTAAGCCTGGAGCAACAAAGCCAACATCACAAAAAGCACGTGTGACTAAGCAGGCCATGGAAAACCTCGCTAAGTCTGGTTCAACCGATGCAGCACGTGATGCGTTCCTTGCAAGATGGTCTGCTGACAGCAAAACCTAAGAGAAGGAAAATGAGATGGCAACGTATCTCACCTACAACCAGGTCGGCATCAAAGAAGATATTTCTGATATTATCAGCAATATTACGCCGACAACGACTCCCTTCTTGTCATCAATTGGCAAGGAGTCAGTTCACAACACACTGTTTCAGTGGCAAGAAGATAGCCTAGCGGCTGTCGCAGAAAATGCTGAAGTTGAAGGCTTTACAGCTTCATCAGCTACACTGACACCAACAGTGATGCGTTCGAACTACACCCAGATCCAGTCAAAGACAATTAAAGTGTCTGCGACTTCAGACGCAATCGACGCATACGGTCGTGCGCAAGAAACTGCTTACCAACTTTCGAAAAAAGCCGCTGAATTTAAGCGTGATATCGAATTTAACTTGGTTGGTGACCGTACAGTAGGCGGCAACAACGCTGCAGCTGGTTCATCCTCAGCAGCTCGTTTCACAGCCAACATCCACGGTAACGATGCAGGCTCTAATGGCGTGATCGACTCATCAGTTCAAGAAGCTGGTGGTACTGCAGCACTGTCTGAACAGATGATCCTTAACCTTGGCGACAAGCTGTATGATGAAGGCGCAGAAGCATCAGTTCTGATGATCAAGCCTGCTGACTCAACTGTAATCGCTGGTTTCACTCGTTCAGCTGTTGGTTCTGGTAACGCTCGTCAAGAGCACTTCGTTAACGGTGGTCGCACACTGATGAACGTAGTTGATGTCTACATCTCTCCATACGGTGAGCAGCGTGTAGTCATGAACCGGTTCTTGAAGACTGATGTCGCGTTCATGTACGACCCAGCCAACTGGAAGATTGCCGAGCTTCGCCCAATGACTCGCGAGTTACTCGCAAAGACTGGCGATGCCGACACACACATGATGGTAACTGAGTACGGACTCAAGCACGCCAACTACAAGGCGTCTGGTCTGATCACTGCACTTACCTAAGTGATAACGTGGGCACTTCTGGTTTTGCTCTCCTTACAGGAGTGCCCACGCTTATAAGGAGATTACTATGAGTGATAAACTCATCGATACGATTACGAATATACGTCAAGACACTGACGGTTTGTGGCGTACTACACAGCAAGAAATACCTGACTCATATCTGTCTCAGCTCGCTGAAGAGCGCAACGACAATGGCATGACAAAATCTGGTGAGATGATGAAAATGGCATCGATACCTGTTGTCGTCGTTGAAGAGATGGCGAAGCAAGGTTTAGACGTCTACAAAGCACCGATTAAAGACATTATAAAATGGCTCAAGAATAACGAAATGGGACACTTTATTACTTCGGATAAGAGGATATAAAATGGCTACATACGCAGCTTTGCAGCAGGATGTGATTGATCTCGTAAACAGATCTGATTGCACCACCACACTTGCGCAGCAGTTTTTACAACAAGCCCAACGTAAGATTATGCGCACGCTGCGGTTACCTGCGTTAGAGCAGCGCCAACAAATCGTTGTTGGTACTACAACAAACTTTATATATGACTCGACTTCTGGCATTTACTTTATACCGTCCGACTTCATTCAGCTTGTCTACATTTATGATGATGACAACATGCTTGAGCGAGTTCCATTGCGAGATTTTTTAGCAAAAGAGGCTCGTTTTGGTGTTACAGGAAAGCCAAGATTTTACACAAGAATACAAAACGGATTTCAGCTAACGCCAAAACCACAGTCTGGTCATGTGTTTAATGTCATCTATTATATGGACGACCAAGCACTAGTAAATTCAACTGACACAAATGTGTTAAGTACAGTGTGTCCTGACTTATTTGCTTACGCAGCAGCTTTGTATGCTTGTGACTATTTTAACGATAAGCGTAAAGCAGTGTTTGAAGACATGTTTAACAAGCTGCACATAGAAGTGCAGGCGCTCGCTGATGCATCAGATGAAGCAACAGTAGATGCTGCAGTACAGCCTTCATTCCAATACGAAAACGATTTACTTAACTGAGGTTCAATATGTCCAGCTCATTATATCAAGGCATTGGCACCACGCCACAGCAGTTAACTACAACATCACAACAACTACAAGGTTACGTAACCAGCGCTGAGCAAGCAGCAACAAACGCTGGTACATCTCGAGATGCAGCTGAGACAGCTCTCGACCTATTTGACGATCGTTTTTTAGGCGCAAAGAACTCAGATCCGACACTCGACAATGACGGTAACGCTTTAGTCGACGGTGCCATGTATTTTGACAGCACATTAAATGTGATGAAAGTATACGACCTTGCTGGTACAGCATGGCTGCAATTAAACTTAAGCTCATCACAGCAAGCAAGCGTCAACACTTTAGTTTCTGTTATCACACCTACTAATCACATTGCAGCTCTTGGTCCCGTGACCAATGAAATTGCAACAGTCGCAGGTCAAATAAGCCCGACGAACAATCTAGTTGCAGTCGCAGGAGATGCAACAAATATTGGCTTAGTTGCTGGTGTGTCTACTGACGTAGCAACTGTTGCTGGACAGATTAGCCCAACAAACAACATAGCAACTGTAGCAGGACGAGATGCTGATATAGGTACAGTAGCTGCAAGAGACCTAAACATAGGTACTGTAGCCGGACGAGATGCTGATATAGGTACAGTAGCTGCAAGAGATTCCAACATAGGCACTCTAGCTTCTATTTCTGGTGATATAACAAGTTTGGCTAATGCTCTCGGAGCAACAACAACTTACGTTGTAACAGTTGCAGGCGGTGTTTATTACATAGACGGTGTTTCAAATCCGACGCTGACATTTACTAGCGGTAACACATACATATTTGATTTGTCTGACAGCACAAACACTGGACATCCACTTGCATTTAAAGATGGCTCAGGTACTAGCTACACAACTGGTGTCACTACAACAGGCACAGCAGGTTCGACAGGTGCACAAGTACAGATAGATGTTGCCTCCAATGCGCCATCATCACTTCGTTATTACTGCACTGTACATGGCAATGGTATGGGCAACACCATATCAGTGGTAAACAGTAACCTGTCACTTGTGGCATCCAACATTACTTCAGTGAACACAGTTGCTAACGCAACAAACCTAGCAAACATCACAGCAGTGGCTAACGATGCAACTGATATTGGAAACGTGGCTGCTAATATTGCTGGCACAGACACTATTGGAACTGTAGCTGGCAACCTGACAGGCTCGAACACTATTGGGTCAGTTCATGGTGCGCTTACAGCTATTAACAATGTTGATGCTGCACTGACTGCAATTAATAACGTCCACAACAACCTGACCGCTGTAAACAACTTTGGTGATACTTACTTTGTAGGTACAACACAGCCATCTGGTCCAGAACTTACAGCTGGAGATTTGTGGTTCGATTCAAACACAGGTCAGAACAAACTCAAGGTATATGATGGGTCTACATTTAACGATGCAGGTTCAAGCGTTAATGGAACGACTGAGCGTGGCTCATTCACTGTAGGAACTTCAGCTGGTACTTACACAGGCTCTACGACTGTATTTCCGGCAACTTATGATATTATAGGCGGTCAGGCGTTTGTAGATGTTTATCTTAACGGCGTTAAACTTGCGCCGGCAGACTTCACTGCAACTAACGGAACATCAATCACACTAGCTTCAGCAGCTGCCACAAATGACAATGTGGACATCATCGCTTACGGTGCTTTTAGCCTGACTGTTGCTCAAGCTAATGCTTCCAATCTTACATCAGGCACAATCCCAGACGCTCGCTTTCCATCAGCATTACCAGCTATAGACGGCTCTGCGCTGACTGGTATCAATACTGATTTAGTGTCGGACACTACACCTCAACTAGGTGGTGAGTTAGACACCAATGGCAACGCCATTAGGTTCGGTGCGTCCAAGTGGACTATCGAGTTAGACACAGCCGATAACGATTTAAACTTCAAGTATAACGGCACAACAGTCTTCAAGCTATCCAGTGCTGGTGCAGTGGTAGCTGCCGACAACATCTCAGCTTTCGGGACACCTTAATATGACTATTTCAGCATCTGGCGTTGTGTCA